CAGCACCTAATTCTCCTGCAGCAGCAGCAGTGGTTCCTGTAGCATCATAAGCTTCCAATAAAGGAATGTTTTTGTCATGCTGTCCTTGAAGCATCCACTCATAGAAGTTGTTTTCTTCAACCTCTACTACAGGAAATGTATTCAAGAAATCAAACATCGCATTTTTAAGATTAGTCCTAAAAATTTGATGAATAGTGTTAGTAATCAGTTGTGGACGCTTCATATAGAGAGCACCCAAGTTATTTGCAGTTACAAGACCATTGTAGTCCTTAGCTGCGTATTTTTGTAATTGAAATAATTGCATGGTTATTTATTGTTTAAGAAATTTTCAAGTGATGTTAATATATCAGATTCTTTTTCATTAATATTATTACTTAAATTAGAACCTGACTTAAAAGCTGCTTTTTTAAGTCTTTCATCAATAGACCTTGTTACTTTAGTTTCTGCTAAACGCATAACTTTAGTAAGATCAGGTTTTAGATTACCTCTTTCATCCATATTGAAGAGACCTAATTCTGCCAAGTAATGCAATTGCATCCTAAATGCATCTGGATTTTTTCTTGACAAAGCTGCTATTTTGTTTAATGGTTGTCTGTTTTCATCATAAGCAACTGTTTCAGTCATAGACTTGTACAGTTGATCTTTCATTTTATCAGTAAGAGCAACTCCTTTAAAAATTTCGGGAGTTTGTGTAATTGCTGCTTTTAAAGCATGAAGTCTTTGTTGAGCTTCACGTTGCTTTTGTTGAGCAATATACTGTTCTTCCTGTTTTTTATATTCAATTTGTTTTTGAACTTCTTCATTTAAGAGCTGGGCAGCCTCATATCCTTCTTCAGAAAGTTCATCAAGGTCTTTAGCTCTTTCAACATATTTGTTAATTTTTTCCTGAGAAAAACCTTTTGTTTTTAGAAGTTCCCTATAAAGCTGTTCAGCTTTTTGAGGATTACTATCTAAATTATCTTTAGTTACTGATGCATAATCAATACTTTTGCTACCAATTTCTAAAGAAGAGTCTTCATCTAAACCATTCATAAACAATTCAAATTGTTTACGCATTTTAGATGGCATTTCACCAACAATTTCTTCAAAGATTTTTATACCTCTTTTAAAATCACGTCTTTCCATTAAAGCTTTAAAGCTTTCAGGAGTACCATCAAATTTAAACTCATCATCTTCTTGAAAATCTTCATCATCAAATAAACCTTCTGTTTTTAACTGTTCAGCTAATACTTTATATAAAGGTTCTTCATCATCTGATTCATTAGATTTTTTTTCTGAAGGTGGTGCAAAATCTTTAGCTTTTACTTCAGGGGATTTTACTGTATCATCACTATCAGATTCTTCATTAATTAAATCTGAAAGTTCTGAACCAAAATCAAAATCATCTGTAATTCCTGTTTCTTTTACCAAATTCTTATCAGAAGAATTATCAATAACTTCTGACCCCTCAGATGTGGGTTCAAAATCTGGAGAATAATTTTTATAATTTTTCATATTTCCTATAATTTTGCAAATTTATTATTATTATTTGTTATTAATTATTAATAGTTGCAAAGATAACAATTTTCACTATAGCTATTATTTATTTCTTGATCTACTTAATTCAGCTTTTGTTTTATTTTCTTTTGCAACTTTTAATGCTGTTTCAGCTTTAAGTTTTTCTATTTCCTTTTTAGCTTGTATTTCTTTTTCTTTAACATTTAATTTTTGTTTTTCAATTTCTACCTTTCTATTTTCAACCTGATTTTTTAGCTGAAGTTCTTTATCCTTTTGCACTTGTTCATACCCTTGTTTTTGTTGTTGTAAAGCAACTTTACTTTGTTCTAAAATATCAGGAATCATATTCTCATTAACATCTTGGTCTTGTGCATAACTCATAGCTCTAATAGTTTCTAACTGAATCTTATTTTCTCTATCCAATTGCCTATTAATATCTTCCCTATTAAGTTTTTCCATTTCAAGTTGTAATTCTTGAGCTTTAATTTCAGCTTGTTGAGCAGCCATTCTTTCTTGAGATTCTTGTTGCATTTGCTGCATTTGTTGTTGTTCTTGAGTAATCTTATCCTGAGCTTCTTCCAAATATCTAGCAAGTGCAGATATACTATCTTTTTTATAAATTTCAATAAGATCCCTAAATTTAATCTGACCAGTTTGCATACCTGCATGTGCAAGTTGACTAAGTGCTTGCATAAGTTCTTGTGTATTTGGTCCATCATCTATATGAATATCATATTCTGATTCTGAAAACTCATCATAATAACTTACAATTTCAGCACCCATATCATCTAATACAAACTGTGCTTTATGTGGATTCTTTTTCCATACATATTTAGCAACTTCTAATAACCTTTGCATACAATCTCTTTTAAATGAGTTATGTAATGCAAAATACTTTTCAGTCATTGAGTTAGATGCTGTCCATCCCATATTAGATGTACCAACATTAGAATCACCTTTAATATCACCTTGTCTATATTCATTAACACCTGATATTAAATCTAACTGTTGTTTAACAAATGTTAACAATTGAACATGTTGATTAATATAATTACCCATTTCAAGGTTTATAGCACTTGCAGATAATTGATTATAAGTACCTGCTGATTTACCTTGCATAGGTCCTTTAAGAACCTCATTAGTAGGATCAAAAAACATTATATTAGTAGCTTCTGCATATTGCAACCATTTAAGAGGATCCCATTCTGAAGGTATCATACTAACATTAATACCTAACATTGGACCTTTATATTTAGATATAGCAAGATTTAACCTATGAAAGAATATATCATACAAGTAATCCATTGGTTTCATAACATCCATAAATGACATTACCCTTGAATTATTAGTATTACAATATACACCTACATAAGGTGGTTTACTTTCAGACAAGTTACTCATGCTTCTTGACTGATAAGGTATAGGTCTAATTTTTACATAAATATCATTAGCAACTTTAGTACCTTCCCACCATTCATTAATCCATAACCACTCTACAGTTTCACCAGCATCTTTATCAATCTTATAGTATTCATCAACAATTTTTAATTGTGGACTACCATATTCATCATAATAAGATACTTTACCAATCTTTCTTCTTGATCTCCAACACACTCTCATTACCCTAACATTACCTCTTTGGTCATAAGCACCACCAAAATAATGTGTAGCTATTTGATTAGGTACAAATAATTCACCTGCTGTATATCCAAACCTTTCTTCAACAGTAATATCTCTATTATAAGCCATTTGAATACCACCAGTTCTCATAGTATTGTATTCTTTACTCTGTTCTAACATATCAATCTGTTCTTTAGTAAGTTCATTATAAAAATAATCTATTACCTGACCAACAGACATCATTGTATATTCTACAATCCAATCAGCATCTTCAATTTTATAAGTTTCAGGTGATTGAATAGTAAATAAATATAATGGATTTACTTTTCTAAATATAATATCATCACCTGCTTCTTCAATACACACAACCTCTTCACCAGAAATTAAAAAATCTTCCCATGACCTTAAAAATACATCAGCTACTTTTAACCTTTTATATTCATATTTAAGTATTTTATTAGCTGTTATTTCTTTAAGATCCTGATAATTATATTTTAAATATTTATCAAACTTACTTAATTCTTTCTGCATTTCTTCTTCCATTACTTGAGGATCAATTTGTTGACCTTCAAATGAAGCTTGCAATTTAGTTTGTGCTATAGATACCAATTTTTGATACCACATATCTCTAATTTGCTCTTCTTTAGAAGAAACACCCATTTGATCAGCAGATGATATAAATGCTCTAAAAGGATACCTTGCTAACCTTTTAGCTTCTTCACCTACTAAAGTATTAACTTTAGAATTACCTAAACCAATATGTTGCATATTTTTAGGAAATGCTGTAAATTCAATACCATATGGCTCACATACAGACTGTATGTCTTTATCAGTTAACATATTATTCCTTAACCTGTAGTTTACTTTTTTATTATAAAAAGTTTGTCTTACTACAGAAGAATCAAACATTAACACATTTTCACCAGCATCAATACATTTTTTAGCCCAATCCAAATTTTTCTTGGAATCTGACAATGCTTGCTCTGGTACTTGTATAACTAGATTGTTCATAATTTATTTAGATATATTTATAAGATTTGATAGTCTATTATTTATATAATCATTTTCAACAATTTGATCATCTCCATAAGGATTATTACTTGATCTTAAAAATCCTCTATCCTTAAAGAAATCAGATTCTAAAAATGATTTTGTTTTACTTTCCATTTTCTTAATGGATTCTTTATTTAAAGTTTCATCCAATATTAATACTGCAATTAAAGATGATACCCTGTCAAAGTTACCATCTTTATTCCATTTAATTAATTCTTGTACTAAACCTGTAGACCTTAACCTATGTACATTAAGTATTTCAGAACCATTTTCAATAGGATCTAATAACCAATTTCTTATTAGTTCTCTACCCCATGTATTAGTTCTATCAGTAGCTTTAAATCCATAAGAAGTATTTAAATTAGGTTTCCATTCAATTCTATCTCTTAATTGAACAGGAGTTTCTGCTAACATGAACAATGATTTTTTATGTTCCATATAAGTAACAAAACCTAATTTGTTAATTTCAGGAAAACCAACAGCATTATAATACATTATAAGTTTCCTGCAATTTTCATAAAAGTCTTTAGCTAGTTGTGGTCTACCTGTATATTCAGCTACAATTCTTTTAGTTAATCTATCATATACGAAAGCACAACCTACTGAATCTGTAGTAGACTGATCATCATCAAATGTGTCAATACCTACAATATATCTTCTTGGAAATACTTTTCCATCATTATCTTTTTGAGGTTGTTCATAAATTTCTATACAACCAACAATACTATCATCAGGTGTATTTTTGATAGGATAGTTTCTTAAAGGCTGTACATTAT